GACAAGGGTGGCAATAAGTGGGTTGCCCTGAAGTTTATGCTTGCTGGCATTGCCCTTGGGATATTCCTATACTTTAACCTCATATGGGCTGTGTGGGTTGGGGCTGCGGTGTTCGCTGTTGTAGCAGTCAACAATTTCAGGATTGCTAAGAAGCTAAAGGATAAGTAATGGCTAGTAGAGACCTCACAACTATTGTAGAAAATGCTCTTGACGATGACGTTATTGAGCCGTTCTTCGCTATTGAATTGTTGTTTGATGGGAATGAAATCCTACGCTTGTGGACTGGTATTGGTGAAGCGACTATTGATGGCAATACATATACAGGGACAGGCAATCTGTTGAATGTAAGTGCTATTGAGGAGACCACAGAGATAGCTGTGAGGGGCGCTACGCTTACGTTGAGTGGTGTGCCTTCTGAAGTGGTGTCACTTGCACTCAGTGAGCCTTATCAGGGTCGCGTATGTAATATCTATTTCGGCATTGTAAGCGGGAACACCTACAGCAACCTTACTGAGATATTCTCAGGCTATATGGATGAGATGAACATTGATGAGGGTCCAGACACAGCTACGGTTGAGCTTAAGGTAGAGAACAAATTGATTGACCTTGAGAGGGCTAGGGTGGCCAGATACACCAGCCAATACCAAAAGTCTCTTTACCCAGACGACAAAGGCTTTGATTTCGTGGAAAGTATCCAGTTAAAGAAAACGCTTTGGGGAACCTCAGGCAACAAGGATGTCGATGAGTGGTTCTACGGTACGTTCTATGGCGGGTGATGTGACATATCAACAAGAGTTTATTGCCTCTGTTCGAGATGAGGTGTGGCCTCTCCTGCGGCAAGACTGGGAAGAGATAGAGCATAATAAAGACCTGCTTCCGCTTGACCCTAACTGGGACTTGTATGAGTTACTAGAGTCTCAAGGTAACTTCTACATATTCACTGCTAGGGATGGTAGTAAACTTGTAGGCTATTTCACTGTGATTGTATTCCCATCCATGCACTCTCAGAAGGCTATACTTGCTTGCAATGATGTCATCTACCTAGACAAAGATTACCGAAAAGGTTCTGTAGGCACACGTCTGTTCAAGTTTACTGAGAAGTGCCTTAAGGAAGATGGACACAAGGTTCTCTACATAACTACTACTGAGAAGCATCCTATCGACCCACTGCTTGAGCGTCTAGGATACACTAAAATAGAAACTAAGTTTGAGAAGGTGCTTTAATGGCTGTTTTTACTGCTGCTGTCTCCATCGGTACTGCTGTAGCGACTACGCTTACAGGCTTGGCCCCGGCTGTTGCTGTATCAGCTATTGGAGGGACTTTTGCCGCTGCCGCCCTTGGTTTCCTTACCCAAGCTGCTATTGGCTTGGCCCTCAATGCTCTTGCGCCTAAGCCTAGTAGTGAGAGTAAGGCAGGTATTGGCGGTTACCGATTGAACGGCAAAAGGTCAAACCTAGACCACCAAGTCATCTATGGCGAAACTCGTGTCGGCGGGGCGATTGTGTTTGAGGAAAGCACAGGCAACGTCGCTGCGGTCTTGCATCGCGTGATCGTTCACTCTGGGCACCCTATCAGCGGTTACGGTGATGTGACGATTGATGGCGAGGTCATTTCATCTTGGAAGGTGTTTGAGACTGGTCAAGTCATTTCAAGCCCATCCGAAGTGCCGAACGGAACAGAGTTGACGCCAAATGGTGGGCGCTATGACGCGCTTGGCCCGTTTCTAAGTCAAGTTGGTGGTACCATTAAACTGCGGTTCTATGATGGCAAACAAACGACTGCCGACACCAGCTTGGTCAGCGAAGATATTGGATGGACCAATGATCATGTTTTGAATAACTGTGCTTATGTCGTTTGCAAGTTTGCACATGGCGATGGCAGCGCATTCCCAAGTGGTGTTCCTGAGACGCTGTTTAACATTAAAGGTAAAGAGGTTTATGATCCTCGCACAGATACAACAGTCTGGAGTGACAACCCTGCGCTTTGCCTGCGTGATTATCTGGCCTCTGATTATGGTCTTGGTGAGCCGCCCGAAAACATTGATGATGTGTTAGTGGCTGCTGCTGCTAATGTCTGTGATGAGACTAATACTGTCAGTGGTGCCAAACGCTATACCTGCAATGGTGCTTTCACTACAGCAGTAACTCCGATTGATCTGTTGGGTGAAATGCTGACCTCTATGGGTGGTCTGTTGTGGTATGCTCAAGGTAAGTGGAGGATGAAGCCTGCCTATTATGTGGCCCCCACTGTGTCCTTTACTGAGGACGATCTCCGTAGCAGTGTGGCTGTTAAGACTCGGCATTCTCGCAGAGATAACTTCAACATCGTTAAGGGTACGTTCAAAGGTCCAGAGAGTTCCTACGAGACTACAGACTACCCTGAGATGCGCAATCAGGACTTTGTAGATGCTGACAACGGTGTGGAGTCCGTTGTTGATCTGAACTTGCCATTTACTGACACGGCAGATGAAGCTCGTAGAATTGCTCGTATCTTCCTTGAGCGGAACCGTCAGCAACTGACTATCAGTGCATCTTTCGGGATGAGAGCCTTTCAGGTTCAAGTTGGTGACATCATCCAGCTTAGTGTAGATCGTTTTGGGTGGAATCAAAAGGAGTTTGAGGTAGCGTCTTGGACGTTTGGCCTTACCGATGCTCAAGACTTGCAAGTGCAAATGACACTTCGTGAGATCAGCGCAAGTGTCTTCGATGAAGTAGACGATGGTGCTGTTTACGAGCGTGATAATACAAATCTACCTAGCCCATTTTTGGATGAAGCGCCCAAGAATCTGACTGTTTCTGATGGGGGTTTTACTACTGAGGATGGAACATTCGTAAGCTCGTTCATTGTGGATTGGGACGAGCCTGATGCTAAGTTCGTAAATTCTTATGTTATTGAGTGGCGTAAGCAGGGAGAGTCTAAATACAACAGCGTCAGTCTTCAGACTACTGAGTATCAGATTGCGCCTGTCGTTGAGAACGTCACTTATGACATCCGAGTTAAGGGCGTGAACGCTTTTGGTGTATCTGGACCCTATGCCTCTACTACAGCGCAAGTTGGTGGTGACACAACTGCACCTTCTTTGCCAACTGATGTGTCCGCTACTGGTGGATTTAAGTACATCACTGTTGATTGGACCAACCCTGCTGACGCTGATCTGAACTACATTGAGGTGTGGGAGAACACTATTGACAGCACTTCCGGGGCTACACTTGTAGGCGAGGTTTGGGGTAGTCAGTTTGTTCGTACCAACCTTGATATTAGCGAGACAAGGTTTTACTTTCTGCGGGCTGTAGACTTCTCAGGCAATACGTCAGGCTATACAGAAAGTGTTTCAGCGACCACTACGTTCATTGACGATCCTGACTTTGAGAATGGCATACGGTCCCTATTTGAAGATCAAGGGCTGTATCCGATTGAGGACGTTGATGGGTTGCCTGCCTCTGGCATCTTGAACCGTAAGGTGTTCAACCGTCAGGATGGCAAGCTCTACGAATGGGATGGTAGCGCTTGGGTGCTTGTCGTGTCAGCGGCTGAGACTGATGACTTGATAGGTCAGATCACTGAAACGCAGATAACTGATGACGCGATCAGCACACCAAAACTACAGGCTGGGGCGGTCACAGCTACCAACATCGCAGGCTCTACCATCACTGGTGACAAGATCAGCGCCAACACGATCACAGGCGGTTTGCTGTCGACCAGCGGTATCATCACCAACTCCGCTCAGATCAATAACGGCCTAATCACAAACGCCAAGATCGCAAACCTTGCTGTTGATACGGCTAAGATTCAGAATGGTGCAATCACAAATGCTAAGATCGGCACAGCAGCTATTACTAACGCCAAAATTGGTGACCTTGAGGTAGATAGCGCCAAGATTGCAAACCTGACGGTTGGCACAAATAAAATCACAGGGAATGCTGTCACTACTGGTGGCGCGTCTGGTGGGACACAAATAAGCTTCTCTGGTTTACCGGGGGCTACAGTATTTGCTTGGGCAACATTTACCACTCTGAATCTGCCTGCACAGACATGCACCATTGCATTGAACGATGGGAATATCGGCTCCGTTCGTGTCCCCGGGGATGGTGGCCAAGCTACTGCATTTGGTATCGGTACGGCTTCTTCTGGGACAAATACAGTATCTGTATCTACACCTGGAAGCAGCGCGATCAAACTGGGCTACTTGCAAACTAAGAGGTAAAGATGTTCGTAACTGTATATGACACTCAAACGGGTATTATCCGCGACTGCATTGAAGTCTCCGCTGATTTTGATGCCCCACTGCAAGCCCAAGAAGGTGAATCTTGGGTTGAGGGCCACTCTGATAGGAACTACCACATTGTCTCTGATGGTCAGATCGTAGATAAACCTGCGGAGGAAACTGAAGCATATGAAATTGAACAGGCTTGGATGCTCCTTCGTCAAGAACGAAACGCAAAGCTGAAAGCCTGCGATTGGACTCAAGTACCTGATGCACCCGTAGACCAAATAGCATGGGCAACATACCGTCAACAACTCCGAGACCTTCCTGAGAACACGGTTGATCCAAGAGAAGCAGTTTGGCCGCAAGAACCACAATGAGGTAATTATGACTTACAGACTATCACAACGAAGTATGCAGAACCTCTCAGGTGTTCACCCTGATTTGGTTGCTGTAGTGAAACGTGCTATTGAGATCACTGAGCAAGATTTTTTTGTAGGGGAGGGTATCCGTAGTATCGAACGACAGAAGCGCCTAGTGGACTCTGGAGCCTCTCAAACCATGAACTCTAGGCATATCACAGGTCATGCTGTAGACCTACACCCCTATCCATACAAAGGGGACCATGATGTAGATGGAGTCCCTAACAGTGATGACTGGGATGCTTACGAACCTATCGTACTAGCTATGCGCCAAGCTGCTGAAGAGTTGGGAGTAGAACTTACACACGGCTGGGACTGGGGTTGGGACGCGCCTCATCATCAACTTACTTGGGAGGATTACCCCGAATGAGCGACAACCAATGGCACCTAAGCAAGAGTGTCCCTGTAACCTTTATCTTAGCTATCGTTGCACAGACTATTGCTCTGATCTGGTTTGTAGCTACCCTACGCAGCGATGTAGACATGAACCAACAGCAGATTCTACGGCATGAGGTTCGTCTTGAAACTGTAGAGGACATTGTGCAGAATCAGGCCGTTATGCTTGCTAGGATTGATGAAAACCTAAAGGCTATTCGTGATGCAATCGAACGAAACGACCAGACCAGACGGTAAAAAGCCTAAGAAAACCTACAAGAGAGAGCTTGCATTTCTGCTGTTTGTGTGGTTAGTGTACCTTGTAGAAACAAAGGAGCCTGAACTTGTCAGAATACTCACATTCCCGATCTTCACGTTTGGCGCTCTTAGCTTTGGTCTCCAGTGGTATTCTCCTAATGGCGGGTTGCTCAGGCAGTCCTCTCAGTCTGCTGACAGGCGGTGGTCCCAACGTAGCAGCCAACGTACAGGCTGGGAAGACGAACAGTCAGACAGTAGGGACTACCAACGTTACAGAGCAGAAGCTAGTGAGACCGAAGGCGAGGAATATCCGACAGACAGCCGACAACAACAAAGTAAGATCGGATAGTGTTGAGACCGTTGTGGTCAATGAGGTTCCTGTGTGGGTAGTTCTGTTGCTCATCCTTGGGTGGCTACTCCCTAGTCCTAATGAAATAGGCAGGTGGATAAGAAGCCTGTTTGTGAAAAAGGCCGACAGGCCGACGCGCTGATGCGCTGGAAAAGAAATAGCCCACTAAGGTTTTACCCCTAGTGAGCTTCTGTAGAGCC